AAAAAAATCTAGCGCTAGGATCAGTTAAATACTTAGAACTATCCTTTAGAAATGGCTAACGCTACTACTACTCCTTTTGGTTCGCTTAACTCGAACCCTTCTACTCTCGCTCTGTCTACTTCTTATAACGACGGGAGTACTACAGGTAAGTACGCAACTTATCTGAAACTGTTTAGTGGTGAAGTTTTTAAAGCATATGAGTCCTCTTGCATTGCTAAGGGCACTGTGCAGAACCGCACTCTTACCAACGGTAAGTCGATGCAGTTCATCTTCACCGGCCGTATGACGGCTGACTACCACACTCCTGGTACTCCTATCCTGGGTGATGGTAATCCTCCTCTGGCTGAGAAGACCATTGTGATGGATGACCTGTTGGTCTCCAGCGCATTTGTTTACTCTCTGGATGAGACTCTTGCTCACTACGATCTGCGTGGTGAGATCTCCAAGAAGATCGGTCATGCTCTCGCTGAGGCATATGACAAGAAGATCTTCCGTACCATCGCTAAGGCTGCACGTGAAGCTCACCCTGTGACTGCTTCTCCTGGTCCTGAGCCCGGTGGTTCGATCATCCGTCTGGGTGCTAACAACCAGTACAACGCCCAGTCCCTTGTTGATGCCTTCTTCGAAGCCGCATCGATCCTGGATGAAAAGAATGTGCCTCGCGAAGGTCGCTTCGCTGTGCTGTCTCCTCGACAGTATTATGCGTTGGTCTCGCAGGTAGACTCAAACATCCTGAACCGCGACTTCGGTGCTACCTCTGGCAGCCTGAACTCTGGTGAAGGTCTGTATGAGATCGCTGGTATCTCCATCAAGCGTTCTAACAACCTGCCCTTCATGCTCGACGGTACCAGCTCTGGTTCTGTTGCACAGGTAAGTGGTGAGAACAATGATTACTCTGGTGACTTCCGTACCCACGCTGGTCTGATTTACCAGAAGGATGCCGCTGGTGTCCTGACCGCTATTGGTCCTCAAGTTCAGACCACCGGGAATGACATCCGTGCGATGTACCAAGGTGATTTGATCATCGGGCGCTTGGCTATGGGTGCCGGTACTCTGAATCCCGCTGCTGCAATCGAACTGCAAGCCGCAGCTTGATCGGAGGTAGATAGATGCCTCAATTTACTAATGCTGGTATTGGGCTGACTAACTCTCTGACCCAAGATCCTCTACGCCCAATTGAATTTGGTCGTGGTGGTAAGAGTGCTGCAGAGGCCTACATCAATGAATCATTGGCTGTTGGTGATGCTCTGGTTATTCGTGAGCACGGTGCTGATTACACCGCTGCTACTGATGTAGCTACTACGAACGTCACTGAAGCAAACAACACCTACCTTGGAGACCTGTCTCCTGGTGTTGCTTTGTCGGTTGACACTACTGTCGTTGATGGTCGTGTCACTGCCGCAGTTGTTCGCGACCTGCCTACGACTGATTACCGCCGCGGAGATCTGGTGAGTGTTGATGGAAACACTGCTGGATCTGACGATTGTATTCTTATGATTCCTTAGAACTATGCCTTCTGCAAAACGATTTTCTCCGGCAGGCACTCAGTTCAGCAAAGACACTGCCTACTCCGCTACTACCGTTTATTCACTGACTGGTGATGGTAGTGATGGTGATGGCTCTATGCGCTTCGCCTACAACGGCGGCATGGAAGGCTCTACGCCTCCCAACGCATACTGCCGTGGTGTCGCTGAAGCTGATGCAACGCCTCCGGCTAGCTCTGAAGCAGCGGCTGTGGACACTGTTGTCCAAGCTGATGTTTCTTCTGACCTGAATCTTCCTGCTTCTACTGCAACTACTGTTGTTTGTCCTACTCGGACTGTGAGCGGTGAGGGTGCTGGTCTTGTTGTTCGGTTCGCTACTACGACCGATACAACTCCTCAGAACAATGCCACTGCTGGCAACTACACCATCATTCACCGTGGCAATGGCTACGCTGATAACGATGTTGTTGAGATTGTCGGCTTCCCTGGCAGCCGTCTGAACATTAACGGCATCCAGTGATGCATACCTGGGAGGGCTTCGGCTCTCCCTTTTTTTTAAATCCTTATTGATAATCAATAGCATGAGTACATTTACACTCGATAGTGACCTGTCCGCAGTCAATTCAATACTTGCTGCTATTGGTCAAGCTCCCACCACGGCTGCTGCGCTCGATGATGCGTACACCAACCCAGAGCTGGCTCTCATCTACAACCTCCTGAAAGAGACGACAGTAGATGTGAACAGTGAAGAGTGGCACTACAACACCGAGAAGCACAAAGACTTACAACCTACTGATGTAGGTACTGAGAAACACTTCACCATACCTGCAAGTGTCTTGCGGATGGATGTAAGTGAGGGACAAACTACTCGCACTACTGATGTAGTGATGAAGCAAGGCAAGCTCTACAACAATGAGAAGCACACCTACGACGTTAAAGAGTGGGATGTGAGCAGTACTGATAACTACAAGATGTACTTTGATCTTGTTTATAACTATGCTTTTAATGAAGTACCAGCTATCTTCCAGCGTTATATTACTCTCCGTGCCAGTCAGCGTGCTGCTACACAGCTGGTATCTAATGCTGAGCTCACGAAACTACTAGCTGAACAAGTAGGTCTAGCCCGAGCAGCTTGTATTGAGTTTGACACTAATCAATCTGACGCTAACATGTTTGGGTTTAGCGATCAGAACTACACCGCATATCAACCATTTAGGACTCTTATTCGATGAGCAGCGTATCTCAGACTATCCCTAACTACATCTTTGGTATTAACGAACAGCCAGATTATCTGAAGCGTCCTGGTCAGGTTAGGGACAGTCTGAACATGACGCCTGACGTGACTAAAGGATTAATCAAACGTCCTGGTTCACGCTTTGTTTGCAATGTAGAAGATGATGCCGATGGCAAGTGGTTTAACTACTACCGTACAGAGACTGAACAATACATTGGCCACATCCAGACAAATGGATTTATTCGTGTCTGGAATGCTGACGGTACACAAGCTACCGTAACCCAACTTACTGGTGTAACTAATACCTCTACAGGTGCTAACTATCTACAACATACAGACGCAGAAGACATACAGACACTGACTGTTAACGACTATACTTTTCTGTGCAATCGTAATACTACTGTTGCTTACACAAATGACCTAAGTGCAACACCTCCCAATGAGGGCTTGATTGAGCTAAAGGTCATTTCGTATGGCAGAAATTATACTGTTGATTTTAAAGATAGTAGTGGTAGCGCATTGTTTACAGCCACTGTGACTACAACAACATCATCAACTACTGCTATTGATTCAGATACTATTCTGAATGATTTAGTTGCTGACATCAACGGTCAAACCAATTTCAGTGCAACACGCATTGGTAACGTCATTCATGTTGTTAACTCAGCAGCTAGTTTCACAATGGAGACTAGTGACGTTACTTTGCTGAGTGTCTTTACTGATTCAGTCAACAACGTAGAAAGACTTCCTTACCAGTGCCATCATGGCTACGTAGTAAAGATTGTAAATAGCAACTCAGAAGAAGATGACTACTACGCAGTCTTCGAAGGTCGGGATGATGAGGATGGCTCTGGTGTGTGGCAAGAAACCGTAGGTTGGTTACGTGGTACTAACGGAACATTCCAAGGTATTAACACCACGCTTGATCACACGACAATGCCTCATGTGCTTATCTGCACGGCATTGAATACATTTACTGTTGCTTCAGCTGATGGTGCTACGCCCAGCGCGGCTACTGCGATGAGCTACTCAACACGTGATGTTGGTGATCTTGGCACTAACCCAGATCCTAGTTTTGTTGGTAGTCAGATCAATCAGATGCTTCTGTTTAGAAACAGGATTGCATTCTTGACTGGTGAGAATGTGGTTATGACAACCTCTGGTGGTCTACGCCCTGTCAACTTTTTCTCAACATCTGCTCTCACCTCTCTAGCTACCGATCCGATTGATGTGTCTGCGGCTTCTAAAGAGCCTGCACTGCTATGGGATGGTCTTGAAATCAATAATGGTCTGATCTTATTTGCTGAGAACCAACAGTATCTTATGACTACTGACTCAGACCTGTTGACACAAGAGACGACAAAACTAAATGCTATTAGTTACTACCCGTATAGCAGACAGTGTAGCCCATTTTCTCTTGGTACTACTGTTGCCTTCATTGATAACAGTGGCAGCAACTCACGTATGTTTGAAATGTCAAACATCAGTCGTGATACAGAACCTACTGTTATTGAGCAGTCAAAACCAGTATCTAGAATTGCACCAAGTAATATCACAAACATTGCTGACTCAAGAGAATCTAGTTTGATCTTATTCTCCACTGATGATACCGGTATAGGTGATGAGGTCTTTGGATATAAGTACTTCCAAGATGGTCCTGAACGTCAGCTGTCATCTTGGTTCAGATGGCAACTGCCTGGTGATGTGTTGTACCACTGCGTGATGCGTGACAAGTATTATGTAGTTGTAAGGTATGAGAATAACAACAGGATATTAGTTCTTGATCTTCAAGACACTACTGATACTGCATTTGTAAGTTTTGACAATGAAGAGTATCAGGTGCACATGGATAACCGTGTGACTGTTCCTGCTGCTGATCTGACTTACAACTCTGCTACAGATGAAACAACCTTTGACATGGTTAAAGGTGATGTAGAAGGTCCAACATGGAGTGGGATTGTAACTGCAACACCCAGCGCTGGTTCTGTGTCAGCCGTGACTAATATGTTTGACGGTGACACTACAACATTTACTAAAGTAACTGGTGGTACATCTCTGACTATTGATTGGCAAACTGCTACTGCTGTGCAGTATCAAACATTAGATGTATTTGTAGATGCTCAGGTAACCAACGTAACTTACAAAAGTGTCACAACTACTACGTCTGCAGCAGGTTGGCATACTATCGCAAGTACAGCTGGTACATTAGACAGCAACAATGATATTTTGCTAACATCAAATACTGTTGGTGAAACACCCGGCATTGCAGCTATCAGAATCAATGGTAATCGTATTATCAGAGATGGTATTGATGCCAACGATGAGGACTTCATCAGCCCTACTCACAAAGACATCTACGCCTACGTAACTAACACTGGTAATGATCAGGGTAGGTTTGCACAGGTCACCTGGGATACCACACCAGAGCCCTCTGTAGGTACTCTCAAGGGTAACTGGTCTGGTCAGGACATTCAGCTGGGATATCTCTTTAACAGCTCTGTCACTGTTCCTCAGTTTTATCTCAACAGACCTGAAGGCAATAGTGTTAGGTCTAATACTCGCAATAACCTGACTCTACACAGACTGTTCTTAGAGACAGGTGCTATTGGAGTCACTGACTACACACTTGAACGTAAAGGTAAGACTGACTATGTAGGCACCATTGAAGGTGTCAGGTTTGATGAGTATGACGCTAACGATCCTCTGCTGAGTGAGAGTCTGCGTACTTACATCCCAGTCTACGAACGAAACACAAACGTAGTCTTAAAACTACACAGCGAACATCCCTCTCCTTTTAGCTTGTTCTCAATCTCTTGGGAAGGTGATGCTAGTAATCGATACTATCAAAGTGCCTAATTACATTCACCCACTCACAGCGGAGGCCGCGATTTACGTGGTCTCCCACCTTCGTGATGACGATTACCGTGAACTAACAGAAGGTCATGGTCTTCATCCAATCCAAGCAGCAGTTGTCCCGATGGAGGATGACGCTGTTTGGTTTGAAGTGCCTAACGGCAAGACTGCCGGTATGGCAGGTGTGAGCCCAGATGGTCAAATCTACATGCTCTGCACTCCAGCAATACACGAGTACCCATTAACCTTTGCTCGTGAAGCAAAACGTTTTATTGATAGTCGGAAAGAGCCAGTGCTCTGGAACATTGTTGATAAGCGTAACACAGCCCATACAAGACTGCTCAAGTTCCTAGGTTTTGAACTAGGGAAAGAGATTGTGTATGGACCAAATAATTTAACCTTTATAGAGTTTAGCCGTAATGGTGTATCCAGTTCCTCTAGCGTTCGGCGTAGCCCAATTCGCGGGTAATGCCCTTTCAGCATTTGGCCAGCAAAGCCAAGCTGAGCAAGAGTATAAATATAACGAAAAAATTCGTAGGCGTAAAGATCGGTATGCACAAGCTGATTACCAACGACGTGTTAAGCAATCCCAGAATGACTGGAATCAAGCAATTAAGATTCGACAGGCTGAGATTAAACAATACCATGCTCAACGCCACGAAAACAATATTGCTGCTAACCGTGCAATGTATGCTAACAATAAGCGGATGGCAGAAATACAAGACCAGTATAAATCTAAGGCATTAGATTCTTACATTCAAGTAATGGAGATGAATGCTGCAGGTTCTGCTGCTGGTCGTACAGGTAGGCGTGCTGGTATGGCACAACGATCTAACATTGCTGCATTAGGTAGGCAAATGTCTTTGCGTGGTGATGCGCTTGTCAGAGCACAAGAAGATACTATTCTGTCTAACCAAGAGGTACAACAGAATCGTAGAATCCGTGATCTGAATGCTTACTTCCCAGTGTCTGTACCTATGCAGAAACCACTTGCACCAACACCTCCAATGCGTTCTGTTGCGGCACCACGCCCAAGCCGTATGGGTCTCTATTCTTCACTGGTTGGATCAGCATTCGGTGCAGTAGCAACTGTTCATAACATGGATCCTGAAGGTATCTTTGGTCCATCTATGAAAACGACTACTATTGGACAAGGCTTCTAATGTATGTTAAAACTTCTACCCTTATTCTTACTACTCTCTACGACTCCGTATGACATGGCAACAAAAAAATACCGACCAAGCAATGAAAATCAAATAACTACACGGCGTGGTCAGTTCAACCCACAACAGATTGGTTCTGCTGCTGGTGCTATGCGTCAGGAGTTTCAACGACGGCGGCAACAAGATGCTATTTTTGAAGCCCAAGAAGAGGCTAACCAACGGATCGACCTAGCTAACCTTGACCAGAAGAAAGCTAATGCTTTAGCTTATGGTAAGGATATGGAATCAATGGCTCAGTTCAGTGAAACGTTGCTGAACAAAGTCATGGACTTTAAGAAAGCATCAAATGAAGCTGAGCAAGTAGAAGGTTTAAACTACGCCTTTACCCATGGACTTGATCCTGAGAAAGCAGCAGCTTTTGATGCTGACTATGATAACCTTGTAGAAGTTGATACTGCTGGTCGTAAGGCTGCAACCGAAGCTCAGCGTCAAGGTGCTGATGCTACGACTGTAAAACAAATCCGTAAACTATCTGCATGGGAGGCTGTTGGTTATGCCAAAGGTCAAGCCATTATGGGTGGTCAGAGGTATGGTGATTTTTTTCAACAAGCTAAGAATCAAGTCAGCTTTGAAATCGATGGTCGTCAAGTAACTTATGATACTGCTGAGACTGTTGAAGAGCGGCAAGAAATTGAAGGCATGATTCGTAAGAGCTACTTAGCTCGGTTTAAAGATATGAACCCTGCTTTGCTCAACAAGTTTATGTTTGAGCAAATGCATAAGTATGAAAGTGCTCAAGCAGTACAATGGAATAAACAGAAAGAAAAAGAATTAGAAGAAGAGAAACAACAGGAAGCTACAGTTACTTTACAAGACAACATCCGTGGAGGTGGTGGCGGTAAAGCAATCCTAGATTTCCTCAATCAACATGAAGGTGACTTTGACAACAGCCCTAAGAAAACAAGGGAAGGGTTAATTAATATCCTTACACCTATGATTGAGGCTGGTCAGATCGAAGCTCATGAAATTCAAGATATGCTTGAGTATAGATTTCCCAGGCGTGGTGATGGTAAAATGGTTTCACTTGCTGAACAGTTTCCTGATCTAGCTGCTCTTTACAATACAGCTGTCGATGCACGTACTAACCTGTCTAAACAGGAAGATCAGTTGCATGAAGCAAACCGTAGAGAGTTTAACCGAGAAGTCAGGGAACTGGTACGAGCTCGTGAAGAGTCAGGTGTTAAACCTACTGAGCAACAGAAACAAGCCTTAGTTGATAAATGGAAAAGTCAGTTCGGTGGACCACTGCCTGATGATTTGTCCTCCATGGTGACTCTTGAGGAAGAAGAAGATAATTTAATGAAAGAGAAGCTTGAGCTTCTATTAGATAAAAATGGGTACATTACACAACGTGATTTACGTGGTGCTTCAGTAGAAGTACGTGCTGAGTACAAAGATAAAGTAGCATCTACTTCAGCTCTTGCAAATGTTCCTAAGACTTATTTGACACGAGGTAAGGATTATGCAAAATCAGTTGTACTGAACGCAGCTGGTTTAACAGGAGGTACTCATAAGCTTTCTGATAGTCCACTTGCGGTTCTTGTTGAAGCTAAAGCTCAAGAGAACTTTTTGCGTTACTTCAATGAAGGATTAGAAACTCTTCAAAGTCCTGATGCGGCATTTACCTTTGCAAAAGAAAAACTAGATAAAGATTTTGAATTAAAACGTGGTCAAGCATTTGAAGATTTACAACTAGCTAAACAAGTAGCAGCTGGTGACAAAGATTCTGTGGAACAAATGCAGGAAACTGCAAAGGTCATCAAAGCTACAAAAGACCGTGGTCTTGAAGTATATAAAGAAATGGTCATTCCTGGAACCGAAGCCTCCCTTGAAAAGCTAGTTAACTTTGCCAACAATGGGATTGGTGAGATTCCTCCGATCTACCGAGTCATGGCTGCTAGAACTCAAGGTGCATATTCTCCATGGGAAATTGCTGAGATGCAGCTACAAGCATCTGGTAAAGGCACTCTCCTTCCTAAACCTCCTATTGAGGTAGCGGTTTCTGAGATGCCTGCTGATATTCGTCGCCTCTTAAACTTCCGTGGTAAGTCTCCCGGTCGTACTCATAGAGCAATGATTGGTTGGGTTGCTGGTCCTGCTATGGCTAGCAGTCCAGATGGTAACTGGAACACCTTCCTTGATATGGTAGCTAGTGTTGAATCACGTTCCCATGGTGACTATGATGCTTACAATTTAGGTGGTTCTAATGGTGGTCATACTGCTCATGGCTCTGGTAATTCTGCAGAGGATGGTAGGTTTGGTAAACCACTTAGCCAACTAACTGTAAATGATGTTCTTTCTTTAGGTGCTAGTGGTAATATACATGCTGCTGGTCGCTATCAGTTTATTCATAGTACACTTAAGGAAACGGTAACTGAAGCTGGTCTGACTGGCAATGAATTGTTTGATGCTAAGACACAAGATCGTCTAGCTATTGCTCGCGCTCGCTGGCGGATGAAATGGGATAGAGGTATGGCTGGTCTTCGTAGAGAATGGATCGGTCTTAACTATGTTCCTGATGCTGTCCTGCGCCCTGCAATGATGAATATTGTTGATACTTCTTCTCCTTATAATAAACCTGAGAACCTATCACCCGCACTTAGGAAAAAAGTCTACTCTAAATAACGAGTTTAATGAATGAATTTAACATCGATCTAAACGCTAAAGAAGGAGAGGAAGATTTAACATACCTTTCCGAGCAAATAGAAGAACAGCTTGGGTCTGAGGAGGTCGAACCGACTGACAATCCAGAGGCCCAAGAACAGGCGACTGCTGAGGCTAAGCCAAAACTTCGTGGAGATGATCGAGAACTAGACAAAGATGATCCCAGAGCTGATGGTGTGGGTTTTAATTTACCTGACATTGCTGCTGAGACAATGGCTGCAGTTACAGGTGGTTTCCGTGATACCGCCTCTTCAGCACTTACGTTTGGTGAACGAGCCATTGACATGGTTAATGGTGAAATGGAACGCGAAGGTGCTAACTATGAACCTGAGTTTAACCCTCTTGGTGGTGACCTAAACCCTATCACAACTACTGGTTGGGGTAAGTTTATCCGTGGTGGTGTTCACTTTGCATCAATGACTGTTGGTTTGGTAGCTGCTGCTAAGGCAATTCTACCTGCTAGCGTTGTTGCTGGTATCGGTGGACTCAGTGGTGTTGGTGGTACTATCGCTAAAGGTGCCTTAATTGGTGGTTCTGTTGACTTAGTATCTGAATACTCCCAAGATGACAATGCTCTTGGTGAACTGAAAAATGTATTTCCTCATCTTGATAATCCTCTTGCTACACAAGATGAAGACTCTCCGATGATGAAGACCTTCAAAAACGTAGTAGAAGGTATGGGTATCGGCATCGTCTTTGACGGTGTGCGGATGCTTCTCCGTGCTAAGCGTGGTGCAGCTGCTGCATCAGGTGTAGTTGATGCTGATGGTCGCCCTTTAGACACTGAAGGTGCACAGATGGCTGCTGATAGATCAGCTGATCTTGATGCTCAAAAGTTGGAAGCTGGTGTACAACAACTAGAATTCCCTGGTTTTGGTGCCTATAAGAATGAACCAATTGCAGACCTACACCAAGGTGCTCCGATGTCTGGACCGAAACGAGTTGCTGATGCTTTAACTGAAAGCACTCGTATGCGTAAAGAATGGGGTGCTGATCAAGAAGGTTCCATGAGTAGCCTCACCACACCTGCACAGTTGGCTCGTTCAACTGACCTGGCTAAGATGCCTACTACTGCTATTGATGAGCTTTATAACAGAGCTCTTGGTGATGATCAATTCGCACGTCTGATGGAAGATCTGCGTTCACGCAACATGAATCCCTATGAAGTTCTGGAAGAGAGCTACAAAGGATTCCGTGAGTTGACTGAAGGCAGGAATGTCACCGATGCAATGACAGTTGAAGAATACTTTGAACCTGTCCTTGGTGGTCTTAAAGCAGAAGATCTTCCTATAAAGAACTTTGCTGAAAAGATTGTTGTCATGGACCTCATGAATGCTGCTAATGCTAAAAACATTCGTGATGCTGCTATTGGTGCACGTGAGATTAAAGACATTGCTGATGTTTTTGATACTGATGGTCCTATGAAAGTTATTGCAGACCGCATGGCTTTTGGTATTGAACAGGTTAAGACTGCTCGATACCTGTGGGGTGCTGGTGGTCGTAAGCTCCGTTCACAAGAAGGAGCTGAAGCTGGTGCTAAAGCAATGGCAGCACGTCGTGTCAAACTACAAGACAAACAAACATTGTTGGATTTCCGTCGTCAAGCACATGAAGCTGTGACTACGATGTTCCAAGTAGCACAGCGTTCTAAGAACCCTGATCTACAGGATGCTTTGCTTGAAGCATTCTCTATGTCTAATAATGTTACTAATCTTGAAGACCTCTATAAATACTTCGATTCTAAGCTACGTGGTGGTGATTATGGAAGTAAGAGTTCTTCTATGATTATCCGTGAACTACAAGGCGTTATGGTGCATAGCGTTCTAAGTGGTCCCAAGACGCCTATAAGGGCTATTATGGGTACAACTAGTGCAACCTTCCTAAGACCGTTTGCACAGACCTTAGGAGGCCTTGCAGCGATGGATGGTGCACAGATGCGTGAAGGACTTGCATCACTCAATGCAATGCGTGAAGTACTACCTGAAGCCTTTAAGCTTTTCCGTACACGTTTGAATAGTTACTGGTCTGGTGAGATCTCTACGATCAAAACTAAGAACTTTGAATTTAGCAAGCGTGACTCTGACTGGGAAGCTATCGGTGAACTGATGCGTATGAGGAAAGAAGCAGGTCAAGAGGTCAGTGCTGGCACTGAAGCTGCTTACTTAATTTCAGGTATGGCACGTGCAGCTAACAATTCTAACTTGCTGACATATTCCACTAAGCTCATGGCTGCTACTGATGATGCCTTTGGTTTCATCATGGCTAGGGCTCGTGCACGTCAACTGGCTTTCCGTGAAGCAATGGAAAATCAGAAGGTTGGTGATTATACAAGTATTACACCTGAATTGTTGAAAGAAGCAGAAGGTAAGTTCTACGCTAACTTCTTAGACCAAGACGGTAATGTCAATTTTGACGCTGATGCTGCTTTGAAGTTTGCTAAAGAAGAAGGTACCTTGACCCGTGATTTGTCTGGATTCTCTAAGGGTCTTGATGATTTGATGGGTCGTACGCCTTGGGCTAAACCATTCATGCTGTTTGCACGTACTGGTGTAAATGGTCTGGAGCTGACTATGAAGCATATGCCGTTGTTTAACCGTCTCGTTAAAGACGAACGACGCATCCTTAATGCAACAATGGAAGCTGCAGATGGTGGTGAGCTGTTTGATCTTGGTATTATGAATAGCCGAGATTTGATGCAGCAACGAGCTATTATGAAGGGTCGTGGTGCTATCGGCACTGGTATCATCACAATGGCATCAATGGCCTTTATGAGTGGCAACCTTACTGGTAATGGACCACAAGATCGTCGTCAACGTCAACTATGGCTAGATGCTGGTTATCGACCACGTTCTATTAAGATTGGCAATGTATGGGTTAACTATGATTCGTTTGAACCATTTAACTCTATCTTGTCGCATGTGGCTGATATCGGTGATCACTATGAATTGATGGGTCCTGAGTGGACTGAAAAGAACCTGTTTAAGACTTCTCTTGTTCTAGCACAAGGTGTTGCTAACAAATCCTATATGGCTGGTCTACAGCAACTAGTTGATTTGCTATCCATGCAACCTGGTCAAGGTGAAAAGATTATGGCTAGCTTGATGAACAATCAAGTACCGTTGTCTAGTCTCCGTAATGAATTAGGTAGGCTCTTTAATCCTTATATGAAGGAATTGAATGCTGGATTCCTAGATAACATTCGTAACCGTAACCAATTAAGTGAACTCGGAGCTGGTGAGCCATTGCCTATCAAATATGACATGTTGAATGGCAAACCTATTAACGATTGGGATTTCCCAACTCGTATGTTTAACATGCTCAGCCCAGTTACTCTGAGACTAGATCAGGGTCCTGGTCGTGCCTTGTTATTTAACAGTGGTTATGATATGAGGATTACTGCATATTCAACACCTACTGGCGTTAACCTAAAAGATTCACCTGAAGTACGTTCAATGTATCAACAAGCTCTTGGTCAACAAGGACTGGAAGCTGCATTGGATAGTATGTCACAACAACCTCGGGTTCAAGAATCTATTGCTCAAATGGAGCGAGACCGTAACTCCGGTTTCTATGGTAAAGATCCTATGGATTATCACCATAACAGAGTTATACACCGCTTGTTCAATGATGCTAAGAAACGTGCCTGGGCTTCTATTTCTCAAGATCCTAAGGTTCAAATGTTGATTGAAAACAAACGACTGATGGATGCATCTAAAGCCCAAACACGGCGTGGTCGTTTTGATGATGCACGCAGTTCTTATACACAAGCACAAGAAGTCCTTAACATGCCTATTCGTTAATCATGCCACAGAATTTAGGAGCTAACCACCCTCTACAAACTCCGTCTACTACTAATACATTGTCCAGTTCAGCTGGACCTGTAAATATTTCATTTCCGGTTATCAAAGAGGAAGATGTTCTTGTATTTCTTGGCGGGACTCTGCGGACAAACGGAACTGGAAATGATAACTATACAATTAATAATGACAAGACACAGGTTACTTTTAACAATACCGTAAGTGGTGATGTAATCATCACTCGTAAGAGTGACCTACTAAACAAAGTCCGTACGTTTACTCCTGGTTCTTCTGTACGTGCTGCTGACCTGAACCTTCAGTTTGATCAGGTAATGCAGCTCATTCAAGACAACTATGAGTTGCTGCGCAGTGTGGTGCTGAATGATGGTAACGATGAGATTACCGTTGGCCGCGACAGCATCATTGCTAACGACAAAGTACGGACTGAATCAATCCAAGATAATGCTGTAACTCTGTCGAAGATTGCAGCAGGCAATGCCAACCAAGTCCTTATCACTAGTGGTGGTGAACCTACATGGTCTGACAACGTAGATGTTCAAGGCACGCTAGATGTAACTAGTACTACTACTCTTGATGGTGCACTTAATGTTGCAGGTAATACTGATCTTAATGGTACCCTTGACGTTGACGGTAACACTGAGCTTGACGATGTTAATGTTTCTGGAACTTTAGATGTTGCAGGCAATTCAACCTTTGATGGTGATGTTGATCTGGGTAACTCTGCTGCTGATACTATTACCATTACTGGTGAAGTAGATAGCAACATTGTCCCTAGCACTGATGGTTCTCGTGACCTTGGTTCTAGTACTAAACGCTGGAATGAAGTCCATGCTGACAACATTCAGGCAACAACGCTGAGTGATGGTGCTCGTATTACTGCTTCCGAGCAAGTAGCTCACACACCAGACGACACTACGTACTACACAACTTCTGCTGCTGATCAACGCTTCTGGCGTCAAGATGCGGCAGGTAATGAAGTGATTCAGACTTCTGCCACCTGGACTGCTAACGACTCCCGCGTTGCTACCACTGGTGCTATTGATGCACGTATTGTCAACCTTGTAACTGAGGTTGGTGGTTTTGTTCCTATTGCTAATGAAACCAGCTTCCCTGCTACTAACCCAGATATTAATGATGGTGCAGGCACGATTGTTAGCATTGGTGCTCTTGCAAGTAATCTAACCTTTAACGGTAGTGGTCAAGCGACTATTACTGATGGTGCTGGTTCTGGTAATAACGTAACCATTACTGGTGGCCCACAAAGCACTACTATTGCATCTAACAGTGGTGCACTAGTTGAAACTACGACTACTCTCCACACCTACACCTGGCACCGCACAACTCCTGATGGAGCTAATGTCAATACGGTTGCAAACAGCATTGCAAACGTCAATACTGTTGCCACTAATATTGCCGACATCAATGCTCTAGAGAATGTTATTGCTGACATTCAAACTCTGGCAGACATTGAAGATGGAACAGTTGATACTGATGCAATCAGTGACCTTGCAAATATCCATGCAAACGTCACGACTTGTGCAGACAATATTGCTGACATCAATACGGTTGCTAATGATCTGAATGAAGATACTAGCGAGATTGAAACTGTTGCCGCATCAATCAATAATGTAGATGCTGTTGGTGGCTCGATTACTAACGTCAACACTGTCGCCACTAACATCAACAATGTAAATAGCTTTAGTCAGACTTATCAGGTCTCAAACTCTGCACCTGGCTCTCCTGATGCTGGTGACCTTTGGTGGGATACAAGCCAAGATCCACAACTGCTGAAGGCATACGACGAAACTAATACTCAGTGGGTTGCTGTAACTACTGACCAAGAGGCTGGTCTTCAAACGTCTGGCGGCACCATGACGGGTGCTTTGATCCTGGATGACGGTCGTAGTGAAAGTGCTCCAGTATTGACTTTTACTGGTGACTCAAATACTGGTATCTTTAGCAGTGGTGCTGATAGTGTTGATATTTCAACTGCTGGTACAACAAAACTACAAGTAACTAGTTCTGCTGTTAAGGCAACACTCCCTACTGAAGTTGAAGTAACTACATCATCTACTAATACTGTCACGACTGCACTGACTGTTGAATCACAAAGTTCTAATACACCTGCCGCTGGCATCGGTGTTGGTATGGACTTTGCAGTGGAGACTGCAGCTAGCAATGTTGAAATCGG